CCTCCCCTACCTGCAGTCCAGCCCTCTCCACCGCAGCCGCTTGCTCTGGCGACAAGCGATTCATTGTCTCCCTACTTAACGCAATAAGACCCGGAACATTCGTCCGATAGTAATCCAAAAGCCCAGACGCTTGCTTGTTGGCAATGCCGCTTGCAAATATGTCAACTGGAGCAGGGGGTTTTGCACCCTTTCCTGCTTTTTTTGCGCCGTAGATTGAAGCCCCCGCCCCAACAACCGTTGAGCCAATTGCAATGGCGGCCATACTCATGGCATCACCCCGCTTTCAAGATTTAATGGATGTTCTTCAATTTTAATCATATCGTCAATTGCGTTAATTGTTACAGAACTAGATACATTCTTGCTCCATGCTGGAGCTATGTCTTCATTATCCAGCAAAGGATTGTGTAGTTTTTCTGAAACTGTTTTCACAATCTCGTCTGGATCTGTTATATTTTCTGGGTTTGGGTGAAATGTAGTCCATGTAGTGTCCCGCTTTACATGCAAAAACCTTTTGGTTCCGGGGTTGGTAATCCCCATGTAAGGGGCAATATAAGTAATTGGCCCATCTGGGGTGAGTACATCAACTTCGCCAGAGCTTATTACAAACGGATGCTTTGTGTTGTGAGTCACAGACATCACTAACGAGCCAGCAGGCATAAATATGGTTCTGGTGTACAAGCCCGGCGTGAAAACATGAGTTAAAGGCAGGTCAATCTTATCATCAGATTTGCACATCGCATACTCAATCTTATCCACCTCGCTACAGGTAGCGAGTACATCTGGGTCGATGTGTGAAAGATCAAGGTTCATAAAGTGCTATCGTTGATTCTAGTGGGGTCATGCGGAGCGGATAAGGCAGCCAGTGAAGTAGGTGTATGTTGAGTCATTTATTATATAAGACCCATTGATATTTGAATTCTGAAAATGCCACAATTCAACATAATCATTAACATTCATAAACAAAATATTTGAAACTGAAGAGATATATATTTCCCCACTAGGAAACGGTGTATAAGACCCAAGTGCTGATCTTAATCCATTTTTATAAATAACTGAATGAGAGCTAAAGACGGTGGTTCCACTTTGACGGTTGCCACCTGTACTTCCAGTAAATAAGTAATAACCGGGAACTGTCGCGGTAAATCTAGAGTTAGTAAAGTTGTTATTCGTGTCATAACTTTCGGTTAGATTTACCTTATGATCACCTTGTCCCGCCGCAATGTCTTGTTGGGCAGTAATTCCGCTTGTAAACGCAGGCCCATTCCCAACCACATTCGTTCCGAGCTTCGCTTGAATAACATTTGCATCAGCAATCTTTGCTGTTACAACCGAATTAGACGCAAGTTCATTAGAGGTAATGCCACCAGCAGATACGGCTAGCTTGCCCGGAGACACAACCTGCAAGGTGGTTCCTTGGATTGCATCGCTGGTAAATGTCGTATCATCAATGATGTTATTCATCTTAGCACTAGTAATTGTGTCAGTGCTTGTAAATGTGTAGGTTGTATTTACAACTCCCATATTATTTTTGTGATAGAATTTGTCTGTTAGTAATGGAACCCGCCACTTGAATAGAGTGGATCTTAGGTGAACCGATAGTCCTTGTCAATGTGATAGTCCCAGTATAACCGCGTTGACCACCAAGTCTGCATCGGATGCTTGCGGTTTCGGCTTCACCAGATGTACTGGGTGATAAAATCTGCCCGCCAAGGAATGTGGTGGTAGTTCCAATGCTTTCTGCCGAGTCTGGGTCTTCTGTGGCAAACGCAATGTCATACTCGCCAGTTTCCCCAGACAAGTTCTGCATTTGAACCTGTGCGTCTGTAAACCTCTTGCGTTCAAGGGTCTTGAAGTCGTACCCACGACTAGTCACATACGAGTTAATCGTTGGGGTGACTACATCCGTATTTTCATTCGTCACGCTCAAGCGGTCTACTGACGAGTCGGCAGCGTCAATCTGGTGTAATCCACCATTTGCGCTAACAACATACAAGTTATTCCGAACCCCAGCACTTGCCGTGATGAAGTTTTTAATTAAAAACCTAGAATCTCCATAGGTATCCAGCGACTCCCAGCCCTTGTTCAAGAAGTTGTAGATCAGAACCGCGTTATTTCCACGGGCATCATTACTTCCAGCCACAGAGTCTAGCGGGACTGCGATGTAATAACGGTTGTTGAAGTAAACCGCTACCGATTCACCAGCAAGGTTTTTGTTGATGCGGTCGATATACGGCTGGATGTTCTTGGAAAGTGGTTCCTCCGTGCCGCGAAGGTTATAATCGTTAAGGAAGGTCAGCCCGTAAATGCCCTCGTCGGCCAAGAATAGCATGTTGTTAGCCTGCATGACCACCGTCTTGCGAGCTAAGCACCCAACCTCACCAGTAAGTTCCTTAACCACGGTATCAGACAGGCTTCCTTGGGTCTGGGCCACAAGGTGGATGCTATTGCGGTTCAATACCACCAAAGAATCGTCGTAGAACCCGTGCATTGCCACTACATAGTCGGCAGTGCCACCAGTAATACGGAACTGATTCTCGATTTGGTCAAAGGTCGTAGTGTCCAGCAGGTCGGAAACCGCGATCTCGTCAGAAATTTTCCTGCTGGTGTAGACCGGTGCGCTAAAAGTGCCAGACTGGGAGTAGTAGAACGGAACGAACAACCTGCGCTGGAAGTAGGTAGCCCAAGGCGCGCCCGGTTGGTGCATAAATCCACCGCCCACGGAGAACCTTCCGCCAAACTCAAATATATCAGATGAAGAGGTATTGTAGTTCCCGATAGGGGCATACCATTCGATAAGCGTGGTGGTAGCATTTACCACTTGGTAGGAATTACCAAGCATGGCTTGAAAATCAGTAGTAGCTGTTGCGTAAACGATAATTACATCACCAGCAAAAATTGTCGTATTCCCAACAACTTTGGCAGAAACAAGTCCACTAACTACATCGACATCCTTGGCTTGGATGTTGAAAACCTGTGGCTGGGTGTAAGCCCCGCCGGGAGACAGGGTAAACCCATCAGTCATGGTTGCTGCCGTGGTTACAAATGTGGTGCTAGTAGAAATCCCAGATGCCACAAAGGTAAATGAGTCTTGGTCGACAATTGTTGCTACCGTGAATGTCCCATTTGGAGGAGTACCACTAGTAAGCCCAGCGATAACCACGGATGACCCAGCCGTAAGTCCGTGTTCACGAACTCTTATTGTCACCACGGTATTTGGACTAGCAGTCGCGTTGGAGGACGCAGAAAGAATAGCCCTTCCATTAGGATACCACTCAAGAGCTTGTTGCCCATCCCGCATGATCATCACCTTGTCGAAGCACTGCAACATATCGCAGTTGCTCCCAACGGTGGCTCCCACGGGATACGGGATAGTCGTTGCCGTGTAGGGTGTCGTAGAAAGGTCGATCTTCTTCGCCAGGGTCTCCAGCGCAACAATGATGTATTCCTTGTTGGACTCGTTAGGGTCAGAGAACATGCAGGATGCCAACACATCGCTGGCTGCGGCATCGTTAATGTCGATCTGTGTAATCCTTGGAGTCGCCCCTAGTGCTACGGCGGTCACGCCAGTAACAGGAAAGGTCAATGTGTTTACTGTAGCAGCAGTCACAGCCTTAACCCCATTGTTATCCGTGCCAGTAAAGGTAATGCCGCTAACCGTAAGGTTGCCAGCCTCCCCAATAGTCAACCCGTGTCCAGTCACGGTAATCGTTACCACATTCGCGGCATACGACACAGCGGTAATAGCCAAGTAGAATGGGCTAGGAAGGATGTGGAACGGAAGGTTCAACGGAGTGCCTCCAGTAGTCAGCACAGGGCTAACAGACACCACGCTCTTGCGCGGCCTCCAGAAGCCCTCCATGCGCCCATTAAGGCTTTCCCTTACCTCACCTGCCTCCAACTGGTTAAGCTGCAATCTCTGGTTTACACCAAAGAATCCACGATCACCATCGGCGGCAATCGCGTCATCTAACCCACCAGTGGATCGGAACTGCGACATTAAACGCGGTAGGCTATAACCAAACCAGTAGTCACAGTGAAACCAGTGATCAACCCACCAATCCCCACGCCAGCAGGAATCGAAACCCCAGCCATGCGAGCACTGGAGTTGGTGAGGTTTGCTGCGGTGAACGCGCTAAATGTGGTGTCGTTGATCAGTTGAACCCAACGGAACTGCCCGGTCACAGCACCATCCGTTGAGCTATAGACCTGACCACCACCTTGACCCTGAAGGTCGTATGCATTGGAACTAGCCATAGTAGTAAATAGTAAAAGCCGACACTGTGTCGGGCATGCTTCCCAAATGCGGAGGGAATCGCCATGCGTCAAGGGGTAACTTGTGGGGTTGACAGAATGCTAGCCAACCAATAGCATACAGCCAACAACACCTCCCACGCCTCTCTACGATGCGCACCAAGGGAGGTTGCTTTTTATCCTGTGTAGCTCAGAGGCAGAGCGGGTGACTGTTAATCACTAGGTCGTTGGTTCGATCCCAACCGCAGGAGCCATAAGTCAAGCGTAAGTAAAGTGCCACCCACGGGTTCGCGTGCCGAGTACCAAACGCTCTTGCAGAGGCGCGGGGTGGTAGCGTCAAATTGCAGGGGGAACGCCAACTTGGCAAGTTCCCAGTCGGGAACATCGGGGGGATTGGAGGGGGTGGAATGGGGAAATGCGCGTGAGCGGGAATAGGCTAGTCGTGGAAACCTGCTGGAACATTCGCAGCGATAAAATCAAACGGGTCTAAATCACGCTTTCTGGAGTTGCATGGATGGCAGGCAAAAACAAAATTTGACACGCAATGCGCACCACCTTTGGCCAATGGCTCAAAATGATCCAAGGTTAACTCGGCCTTCTTGCCGCAGTAATAGCAACGGTCTCCCGCTAGTTTTCTTGCGTCCTCCACCATTTTGGGTGTAGCCTTTACCTCGCAATTGTTGATCCTAGCCCTGCGGACATGCTTGTAGTTGCGCTTCTCAAGCTTTCTCTTCTCCTTCCGCTGCTCTTCAGTTAGCGCAATCCTTTTGGGGCGCAAGGATTTAGCCAACGCCTTTTCGGCGGCGATCTTGGCCTTTTCAATGCGCCTAGCCTCGGATTGCTCTTGCTTGATCTTTTTTAGGGCTTCTTGCTTGGCCTTGCGCTCAGCATTACGCTTTGCTCTCTTTTCGGCTCGTTTCTCTTTGTCTCGCTTTTTTGCTCGAGCTTGTTTAGCCCTGTGCTTCTCCAACCTAACTGGATCAAGCAGCATCTTTGAATAAGATCTCTCTCTTGACGCTTTTCTTTTTTCAACAGTTAAATGTTTGTTTTTTTGATACCAGATCTTGGAATTTATTTTATCTTTTTCTTTTCGAGCTGCAATCAAAGCGTCTTTATTCGCCTCTCTCCACTCTCTTTTTTCGTTTGCCCTTATAGATGCCTCAATTACTGCAAGTTTATTAGACTTCGCCCTTTTTTTCTTTTCGTAAAAGTCAGATCCATATTTCAACAAAAACTTTTCCATTGGCATCCAGTGCTCGCCAGACTTGAAGCTTTTATTCTTGCCGACAAACACTTCACCATTTGCATTGATATCTCCACGGGATGGCATGAATAATTGTGTGTCGGTTTTACAGATCCGTCAAGAATGCGCAAAGGCCAATCCGAAAATTTTATCTGGGGCTACCTTTTCGTTCCCCCTTTTTCCCGCCCCGGCAAATTCGACTCCCCCCGCCCCATGTCTATTGTTACAAGTTGTTACTATATACATAATCCGTAGTCCTGTTCCACGGAAATCGCCAGCATCCATCGGTGTTCCACGTGATTGGGTGTGGAATCTGGTCGTGCTGCCGTGTTGAGTTGCAGGGTGGACACAATATGTAGTGCCGCGATCAACCCTCGCGCGCGTGTTTGCGATTCTCTAGCGGAAAGTGGGAACGATTCCCCAGTACCTATTCCCATCCAATCCCCTTGATTTCCATCCCAACTCCTACTTCGCACCAGAATGCCCTACAATCGCTTTGACCCCCAATATGGGATCAACACCCACAAGAAAGCCCCAGACGCTGTGTGAGCGATCCTGGGGCAATCTAGAGGGTATCTGGCGCGGTTTGGTGGAAGATGTTGGCTGTATGGGGTTAGACGAACTCCTGATATTGGCCATTGAGACGCAGGGGCAGGACTACATCGCGCCTGCCGTTGCGTAGCTTGCCAACCTTGATTCCATCGTCGGCTAGGAACAGCAGGGCATCTGCGTCCTGCTCGATAGCGCGTGACTCGCGCACCTGATTGTTGTCGTTGAGTTGGCTTGCGCTGATCACCGGGCATTGGAGGTGCTTGGCTAGCTGTTTGAGTCCGCCAGAGACTCTTGCGACTTCCTCTTCCCGTGATTCCCGGCTGGAGCGCGATCCTCGGATCAGTTGCAGGTAATCGACCACCACAAGGTCGAGGGAGCCATGCAGGTCACGGATGCGCTCAGCCTCGGCAGCGATGCTGTCTATGCTTTGGTTGGAGCTAGAGTCGATCCAGAGGGGAGCGGAACTGATCTGCTCCACACCTGTCTGGATCTTCTGAAGCTCGTGTTTGGCCGCTGTCCTAGGCTGGGTGATTGACCCATAGTTGGTGTGAGTCATGACAGAAATCAAGCGTCCAATGACTTCGTGCGTCATCATTTCCAAGCTGTGGATTGCCACTGGTCTTTGGTCTGCGATGAACTTGCTGGCGATCTGGAGCATGAGGACGCTCTTACCTCGGCTGGGCTTGCCTGCAATGACCCAGAATTCTCCGGGTCTCATTCCACCGCAAATCTCGTCTAGCTCTGCGATGCCCGTGCTCATGCCCGGCAGTCCGCCTGAGTTGTAGTCACGGAGCATGTTTTCGATGAACTGCTTGCTAGCCTTGTCAGCGTCGATTGACCTCTGCTTTCCTGACACCACCTGTTGCAGGCTCTGGAGTGTTGTGCGAAAGGATGCGATTGCGCTAGTGGCATCATCCGCGGTTGCGATCTCCCGTGCCGCGGATTGCGCCAACCTCCTAGCTTGGTATTCCTTGAGTGTGGAGACCCACTGCGTCCATCCCGCTGGAGTTGGAGCGTAGTTGTAGCATTCGACCACCTGCGATGCTCCACCGATACGATCAAGTGTGCCGCTCTCGGTGAGGTGCTGGAAGACAGAGATAAGGTCGTACTGGTTATTGTCGCTAGCTGGAAGCTCGCGGCAGGCTTCCCAGAGTGTCCTAGTGTCTGGGTGGTAAAATGAATCTGCGGTGATGCCGTCTGCGGCTGCACGCTTCAGTAATGATGCATCCTTGAGGATGCTACTGATGACCGCCTTCTCGGAAGTGTGGGCGGATGGGATGGTTGGTTCTGTGTTCATTGGTTCTGTTGGTTAGATTCCGAACTGGTCGGAGGTTTGTGGTTTTCCTACTGGCTTCTCCTTGGCCTGCCAAGTCCTTACTGCAGCCTTCCAGCTTTTCATGGGTGACTTGCCAATAACCCAGCCCTTGGACTCGTAGTAGTCGCAGAACTGCTGGGCCTTGAGGAAGCGAGGTGAGAGGGTCATTCCGTAGGCGTGAACTTCGGGGATGGTTGGCTTCTGGAATCTCTGGGGTTGATTCTCTTTATGTTCTCTTGACTGTTCTTTATTAAGGGTAGGTGTCACCATGACACTTCTAGAGGTGTCACCATGACACTTCTCAACTTCCAGAGGTGTCACCATGACACTTGTACAGGTGTCACCATGACACTTCTTAATTTTGTAGACTACTTCATTTCGTCCACGATGACGCTCCACTATTCCGTCTGCTTCCAGCCTGTCCAATGCACGGAAGACTCCACTTCGTGACAACCCGGTATCTGAAACAATCGTTTCAATGTGCGGCCAAGACACGCCTTCATCATTCGCGTTGTCAGCGAGCTTCAGCAGTACCAACTTGGCCTTGGTGTCGGCAAGTGGTGTTTTCCATGCCTGCGATGTGTAGTGAAGGCTCATTCCTGCTCGAAATTGTCTTGGATAAATGTGATAAAGTGTTCTATCGCCCGGCTGCGTGACTTCTCCCCTCGGAAGTGCTGCCTCTGGAGGTGTGCGAGTATTTCCCACGCCTCTGGTGACATGGTGATACTGCGAGCGATGCGGTGCTTGCCTTCTGGGAGTGGCTTACGACCACGCTTACTTTGGTTCTGACTCATGGATTTGTTCTGTGAGGTCTTGAATGGCTAGTTCAAGCAGGTCTAGTTCCTGCGTGAGGCGTGTCGTCTTCCCGTGCTTCTCGGCCTTGAGTCGTCGGAAGTACGCCTCCTTTAGCGTTGCTAGGATTAGCCCTCTTGCTGTTATTGGTTGGTCGGTCATGGCATTTGTGGCAACTGGGCGACGAGCGGAACTCTGAGATTGCTTTCGGGAGTCCGCAGGTCGCGCAGATACGCCAGCGTATTGGTTCTGTCATTGGTAGGTTGGTGAGTCGTTGTCATGGTCGGGCGAGCAGAATGGATCGGCATCGTAAGGCCAAGTTATGACCCTTTCAATGTACAATTCCTTCTCCTCCAACTTCGCCTGCAATCTCTTGGTCTCTACGATCAGCGCATGCTCCCGTTGCTGCGTCTCCCGCAGGATTCGGCACAGGCTAGTGACGCTGATGTGTTCTGACGCTGGGTTGCCGCAGCAGCCGCACTCGTAGTCCGTTGGTGCTACCCAGTCCTGCTTACAGGTAGGGCATTCGTTGTGTTCTGTGTTCATGGTTCTGTTAAATGCTATTGTCTTCGATGAACTCGCGCTGGAACATGCTCTCCACAACATCTGGATGCCATGACATGTAGGTCATTAGTGTGCGGAATACTGTGATCATTTCTTCCAGAGGCGCATCGCGTGAAAACACAAATTCCATTCGTGATCCCTCGTTGAGGATCTCAATCTTTATTTTTCGGTCGTATTGCATGGTGGTGTTGGTTGTGGTGTTGGTTGTGGTTTGTCCTTGCGAAAAATGTCTTCGTAGTTTTGCCCGTAAACCTCGGCGTTGACCGGGCGCGGGGAGTCACCCTTGCCTGCACTCATGGCTTTCCTCCTTTCACGGCGGCTAGGGCTTCCATTGCCTCGTCAACATAATGCCTTTTCGGGAGTCCGTGCATATAGTCTGGAGCGTATGTTAAAAGCCCATCTAATAACAGCTCTAGTGCATCGACCAGATTGTCGCGTTGCAGCATCATAGCGTTTGATTCAAGCCGATAGCGTTCTGCTTCCTCCTGCAGCTCACAGTACGCATCCTCGTGAACCTTGTACCCTAATCCGTAATCGCCGCTCATGGCTGACCTCCCTTCCATTGCAGGTAGGCCCAGCCCAGAGCAACCCACCATGCGATGACTGCGGCGATGATTGCCACCCGATCCCAGCGGACATAACGCTGGCGGCGGGGTGGTGGGATGATCGGGAGTGGCAGTGGGTTCTGTTCCAAGTATCCAAGTGTGTTTTTGTTTTCTAGCTTGTACGATTTCATGGTTGTTTGTTGGTTAGTAGTTCAGTCAAAAGAGTTCTAAATGCTCGTTCTGCGGTGGCTGGGACGACTCCGTTTCCAAGCAGTCGCAGTTCATCGGTTCGATTGTCACAGGTCGTGTACAGCTCGGCATAGTCCAGCCAATCGGCAGGCCCATCAGGGTTTCCACCCAGCGAGGGTTGAGTTTCGCTGCACTTGGAGGCATTGCTCCCATTACCTTCTCGTTTTCGTGAAGAACCTGTGATTGGATCGGCTTGTGAAGGTTTACTCCTTTCTCCGTCTGCTGGTATTCCGCTCTCTTCGTCCATTGCTCCGTGTTCTCCGGCGGCTGGAAACAGAAATTGTTCGGAGTTGCCCACGACTTCTGGTTTGTCCCCTTGATCTCCTCCGCAAAGACTTGATCCACCGTGAGGCATTGCGTCTGCGCCTTCTCTTCGTTCACAAGTGCTTTCACCACCTGCCTGTGCGGTGTCTCCCCACGATTGTGAGTGCCGTGAGCAAAAGTCTGCCAATTTCTTTGGGACTGATCCAACGACTCTTGGCGGCTCCCATGCGTACTGGGGTTCGCCGGGGCGGGAAGGCCACATGTCACAGCATCTCTCAACCTCGCTCCGTACTGCGGCGCATTCTCCTTGGAGTGGTTGTGGTAACTGCGGAACACCCCGTCCACAAACTCCGTCTTGTATGGGCCACCCATCGTGTCCATTACCGCAGGAGTCGGCCAATTCTTCTGCGCGTCCACTACCGCATCGCTCAAGTAGCGTTGCCCCTTGCCAGTTTTGTCGTAATAGGCTCCACGCTCGTTGCTCCCCATGTGCATCGTGGGCCAAGATGAAGACCCGCTTGCGTTGGTGAGGTGCACCGACTTCACTCGCGCTGAATATTCCCCACGACACTTGGTAACCCAACTCTTCCAAGTCGCTAATGACGCTGGAGAGTCCCAACGAGATATGTCCTTCGACATTTTCGAAGAAGCACACTCTTGGTCGCAGAATCCGAATTCCGTCTGCGATCCAAGGCCACAGGTGTCTTGGGTCTTCCTTTCCTGCTCGCTTTCCTGCGGCAGAGAACGGTTGGCAAGGGTATCCTGCAATGAGGATGTCCACCAGTCCGTGAAATTTTCCGTAAGGGAAGGTCTTAAGATCGTTCCAAAGAGGTGCGACATCCAAGAGTCCTTTTTCCATTTTACTGATGAGATTGGCTTGAGCAAACCCCTCAAGCTCACAATATGCGAGGCATCGCAGTCGTTCGCTAAAGATGTTTTTGAGGCCAAGTCCAATGCCGCCATATCCGGCGCAGAATTCAAGAGTGGTGATGGTATTATCCACATTATGTTGTTTCTATTGGTTAGTAGCTATGCACGAAGGTGTGGAGCAGGATTGCCGCCTTCACGCTGAACCATCCGATGGCTGCACAAATGAGGGTTTGGGCGATGAATGTTATTGCTTTCATTGGTTAGTTCTGGTTGGTGACCCAAATAGCCAGACGATCCCGTTGCCGTCTCGGGTGTCGGCTTCCTCGTCGAGCAGATACCATTCCTGCCCTTCCGGGGTGGTGAATTTGCTGTGGCCGTCCCACGAGCCTTCGCTCGGATCGAGGCCAAGTCCACAGCCACCCGTGTAGTACGGGAATTTCATGTTGGTTGTATTTGTATTTTTCATATTTTTGGTTGGTTCTGGTTGGTTGGGTGTCGCTCGCGGCGACAAAAGAAAGAAACCACATGCCCATAATAAACTCAACAGAAAAAAGAGGGTGAGGTGAAAATAATTCCACAACACCCTGCAACCCGCTTAAACACTAGGGTTTTTTACTCCAATTCGTCGTCCAGACCGGGGTAGTCGGGCAATTTCGATGGTTCCGGGACAGGCTCGGAGGCAAATCCACGCTCATCGATGATCAAAGCCTTGGCGAGGATGGCGTAGTTAACCAGATCCAAGCACGCATCTTCCGCAGACTCGTTAGGCACAGCCAACTTGCCGTCATTCGCAAATGATTTCAGTCGCTGCAACTTGTCCTGCATGCGTAGTAGCAGCCCGGTGATAGGATGTAAACCTAGTGACTCTGATGCTTTGAAGTTAGCAAGCGCATCATGCGCAGACTCACCTCCAGAGTAGTCGTTATTCTTTACATCCATGATCGCCAATGCTTGGCGGCATGTTTCGTTGTGTACCTTTAGTAGTGCTTGTTTGTTCATGTCGCTTGTTCCATGTTTTATAGTTATTCTCGTCAGCGTAGAAAGGGTCATTGGCTAGCAACCATCGCTCGCATGCGCGGCGGACATCTAGGTACATCTCCTGCGGGAGACCATCTTCGGCTAGTGTTGGGTTTCGGACAAACCTAGGCATGCGTGTTGTTGTTAGGTGGCATTAACAATAATGCAGCCACCATTGCAATAACCAAAAAGTATGTGATGTCCTCATGCATTGATCAGTCGGTGTTTGATTCGTGATAGGTGTTCGCATGCGTCAACAAACTCTCCTGCGTCATGCCTGTTTGTTAGGGATGCTAGATCATCTTCTAGGCAGTCCAAGCAAACCCTGCCACCTCTCGCTGCCTTCTCGCACCCGTCACGCTGGCATGTGCTATAGGTGCTTGGCCAAAGCGGGAACTGGTATTGTATATCGTAGATGAGTTGGTCAATGGTTTTCATAGTCCTCGCATTCTGTTCCTTTCCTGCTCGATAAGTTGTTTCCATGCCGTCACTTGGAAGTTTTCGTCCGCCAGTTCCCTCCAGCGTTCCGCCTCGGCCTTCCAGAAGTCGCGTTGCTCTGTCACGGACTCAAGCGTAGTTTGCGAAACTTTGAGTAGGTTTTCGAGGTACTCAACCCTGTCAGTAGCTGTCATGTGGTCGATGATCATGATAGGTCTAGGACTTTAAGTTCGTATCTGTTGGTCTTCTCGTTCTTTTTCCAGCCGTGGATCAGCACCTTCCACCCAGCGCGGCGAAGGCAGTCTAGGTAAGGTGACTCGCTCATCTTCTTTGCCCTCGCTGACACATTGTTCCAGCTGGTGGTCTGGACGGCAATGGTCTCGCTCCCAGCGCATGCTAGAACATCCACGAATCCGAACAGATCCTTCCTGCGGCGTGAGAACTGACACCAGTGTTCGACCACCTGCACGCAGTCTGTGGCCTTGCGTAGTTCCTTGAGTGTTAGCTGTGTGGGTGATGTTTTCATGCCTTTAGGCGTTGCAGCACGAACTTTGCCTTGGTTCTAAATGACTCATTCTCCCTAGTGAGAGCGTCTGCCCGGTGTTTTGCGGAGATGATCGTAGTGTGATCCTTGCGTTGAAAGATACGGGCAGTTTCTGCGAGCGTGTGGTGTTCGCTGACGAGTGCCATTGCAAGCGTTCTAGCCTGCGAGGGTGCGACCTGTTTATCGTAGGCGAAGATTTGGCTTGGGTGTACGCCAAAAATATCCGCAACAATGTTGATGGTACGATACGCTTTATTACTCGACATCCTGCGATCAAGTTCGGCGCATAGTTCGTCGGTGGTAAGGTCGTTGACATGTGTGACTTTCATTTAAAAGTGTTTGCCCTATGTGCAACCCTCGGAGCCAAGGGACAGAACCCACCTGCACACTGGTGGTGATTGTTATGCGTGGTTGGCTACTGCGTCAATGGCGGAGCAGCGTACGATGATGCCGTTGCCTCTAGCTGGGGCAAACTTGTCAACCCGATGCTCTAGGTTGCGAAGGTATGCTACTTCTTTTGCGTTGGCTGGAATGACCCGGTAGAAATCACCCTTGATTTGCGTCGAATTATAGACAGGTGTTCCATACCTCAAATCCTTCTCTTCTCGGATGATATCGGGGTTTTTGACTTTGGTTTTTGCGCCAAAATTTAGCGTGCGTTTGATGAGTTTCATGAAAGTGATTTGCCCTGTGATGAACCCTCGGGCCAAGGGATGAAGTACGTATGTCACCACTCATGCATGGGAATCAGAAGGGGATCTCGTCGGTCTCTTCTGTTGCCGCAGGTTTAGCCGCAGCCTTGTCGTCAACCTTTAGCGAGATGAACTTGCCGCTCTTGCCCTCGCGGAGCCAACCAGCAAGTTGATATTCCTTGCCTTCGATGTCGATCTTTCCCTTATATGCAGGACGCTTGGGGTTGTCACCCACATCGTTCTTAAACAGAATGCCCGTATTTGTGTTGTCGTAGCTCATGGTTTACTTTTGTTTTAATGCCCATTTTGGGGGGGAGATTGTTTGTAGCCCGTCAATTGCTGGCGGGAAATGTTTGTTTTGTACGCACTGGTTCCACTTGGCTAGTGCCTGCATGTAACCCTCGCGGCCCAACTTGATGAAGTCCTCGTCGAGCAGGACGGTTGCCATCTCGAAAGGACGGTCAACTGCCATGAAGACGATGATGAACTCGTTGCGATTGTCTCCAGAGGCTAGGTTCCAGAGGTCGAGGTACATTGCGGCCTGCCAATGGTAGCCCCGGTTGATGATCAGTGATGTCAGTTGCTCCAGCGATTCGATGCTCTGGGTGGTCTTGAGGTCGATCAGAGACAAGCCCTCGGAAGGAACTAGGTCGATCATGCATTTGCAGTTCGTTCCAAAAACCTCGGCAAACACCGCGACCTCGGTCGTGTAGTCTGGGAGATGTTCGATGGCAGGGTTTTTCCTAAACGCATACCCGGCACTCTCGGCTCGGATATACTCGTCAGCGGTGATGACCTGAATGCCAGTCATGCTGTCACGCCACTCCCTAGCCTCCTTGGTGCGGAAGTCGGAGTATGGGGAGACGATGTAACTGGTCTCCAGCTTGTGAGGCTCCAGACAAGCAGTGTGATACAATACGCCAGTCCGCATGGCGGGAGTAGACTCCTTGTCGCGGCTTTTGTTGTACCACCGATATGGACTCTGGTTGAAGTCCCAGAGAAGGGACTTGCTTACCGGGCCATCAAGGTCTCTGGGAGTAGCTGTGCGGGAATAGTATTCCTCGCCTAGTCCGTGGATGATCTTGCTCATTGGACACCTCCCTTCTGGAGCTTCTTAGCCTTGGCATCCAGAGATGCGTTAGCCTTGACCAGCACGGGCTTGGTCAACTCGCTAAGGGACTTTACCGCGAGGTACTTGAGGAATGCCTCCTCGTCCACACCAAGCCCCTCCATGCGGGTCTTGAGGCTGGAGATGTCCTCCTTGGTCGCTGGAGCCGCGGTACGGGTGTGAGCCGCGGATTGTCCATCATCGTCCTCCTGCGCGATTCCAGTCATTGCTGCGAGGGCATAGCGGCGAAGGTAGGTTGTGGAAGCCCCAACACCTTGTGCGTCTGCCTTTGCTGGGACGCAGGATGCCGTGCTGCTGATATGTCCACCCTCGGCGTGGAGGATGGTTGTGGTTACGCTGACAAGCGATCCGTCATAAGCAGTGCTTTGGATGACCGACAAGCCATTGGCGGCAAACACCGGGCGAACGGTGTTCAACACTTCAGCGAGGTCTGCGTAGCGGTTCTTGAAGTGCGGATTCACGCTACCCTTGGTTGCGTTCTCGACTTCACACTGTGCTTTAGAAAGGGCTTTTTGCAGCCCTGCGGTTGTATGTTCTAGGTTCATTGTTCGTTCTATTGGTTGTCTGACAATGTGGTCAGATGTGGATACGAGACATCAAGAATGCTCGTCGGTCAATATCTTTTTTTCAAAGAAATATAACCAGTTGAATTCCAACGCCTTACGACTTCTTTTGGAGTCCAGTCCGCCATGAATGAGCGGGGACTTTTGTCGCAGGCGCAAATGATGTAGGTGACGCCGGGGTCATAACGCAACTCGTTACTGGGTTTTTTGCATGAGCATTTACGCATGAGTCGGCGAGCCTCATCAAACTCATGGTCGAGGTCGGTCACGCGAGGGAATAGTAATACCCCTTGGGTGTTTTACGCATGACGAACTTGCCATCTCTTACTGCGCGGTGCAGCAGCCTTCGTGCGCTTTCAGGGTGCATGTCCGCCTTGTCGGCAAACTCGGACGTGGTGAACTCATCGTCGCGTTTAGGACACTCAAGTGCCGTTAATTTCAACGCTTGTTCTAATGCGGTCAGTGCTTGTTTCGTTTTCATTGTTGGTGTTCGGATACATTGGTTTCATGTGGTCGCTCGGCTACAGGATGCCCATCGGGGAGATCCAGTCGTCCCCTTCCTTAATGACATTCCACGCCTGCCACGATCCAGTCTTCTCGTTAATCATGCCGTAGAGGAAGCCATTGCGCCATGCCAGTTTCGCGGGTGTGCGGTCGGCGTAGGATAGTTGGTCAATGTCGGCAAGGCATCCAACGCTAAACGAGGATTGCCCCTCGATGTGACGAGCTACATAGACATCGGGTTTGTGGACATGACCATGAATGCAAGCCCCCCAATTTTCATGGTGCGAGCGAGCTGGGTACATTGTGGCTCGGAACCCGTGAATGAATTTTGGCCCACCTTCTGGCAACATGAGATACTTGCTCACATGGTACGGGCAGGTGGTAATCTTTAGCTTCTTGAACTCATCCTCGATGTCGCGCCACAGGGCGGCACACCTCTCGCGGATCATGCCGTCAG